GAGTTATAAATACAACAGCTTATTCCAACAGCGTTGACGGAACGGACGATTTCACCACTGTTTATCCTAACTTGAACTTGATAGACGGTACTAAAGATTTTAGCGGATCTTGGGGGGATACATATGGTTGGACAAATGACGGAACATATAAAGGACTAACTGTTAAAAAACGAACCAATCAATGGGGCGGTATATATAAGAAATTTATAGCACCCAAAGACGGAACATATACTTTCTCAGCTTATGTTAAAAGTTCAGGAAATAACGCAAATGTAGTTAGATACGTTAGTATAAATTCCACTTCTAGTCAAGATTATATAGGTAATAACTTTGACTGGGTTAGAAATAGCAAGACTTTAAAATTAAAAGCAAAAGATGAAGTTTTTATTAGCTATAACATAACAGGTTCAGGGTTAGATTCAATTATATGGACAGCTGGCCATAAGTGGGAACAAGGTTCAATTGCTACTCCATACATGCCCTCAGCTAGAGAAGTCACGGTTGAAGACTATCCGAAGTATGTAGGTTTTAGTAATAGCATTAAACCTAATAAGAAAAGTTCTGATTACAATTGGTTACCAATGGGGTTAGTATCAATTGATAGGGCAACTGGCTTACTCAAGCCTGCGGTTATGGGCATTGACTATGCTCAAGCACACCCAGTTGGCTCAGTAATCACAAATACTTCAAGTTCATCATCAGGATATTCCACAGGCAAATGGGAAAAAATCGGTGAAGAAGTAGTTGGTTCAACAACAATATATTATTGGAAACGCACTTCATAAAAAATAAAAAGGAAAATAAAAAATGAAATTAGATTATAACTCACGTGAGATTTTCTTTGGTAATGAAGCTCTAATCGTAGCTGATATGGCCAAGGGAAGTAGCGGAAAACCAGAGTTCACTAACCATAAAATCGTAACTGGTTTGGTATCAGTTAGCGCAATGGAAGACCAAGCGGAGACAAACAGCTATCCAGCTGATGACGTGCCAGACCATGGAGTGAAAAAAGGGGCTACCTTGCTTCAAGGCGAAATGGTATTTATTCAAACAGACCAAGCGCTTAAAGAGGATATCTTAGGTCAACAAAGAACAGCGAATGGTTTGGGTTGGTCTCCTACTGGTAATTGGAAAACGAAATGTGTTCAGTACCTTATTAAAGGTCGCAAGCGTGATAAAGTTACAGGAGAATTTATTGACGGTTATCGTGTAGTCGTTTATCCAAATTTGAGACCAACAGCAGAAGCTACAAAAGAATCAGAAACAGATTCAGTAGACGGTGTAGACCCTATCCAATGGACTTTAGCAGTACAAGCGACTGAATCTGATATTTATTTAAATGGAGATAAAAAAGTTCCTGCTATTGAATATGAAATTTGGGGAGAAAAAGCAAAAGACTTCGCTAAGAAAATGGAAGCTGGTTTATTCATCATGCAACCTGATACAGTGTTAGCTGGCAAATAAGTAAAGGAATATATACACAAAATGGCAAAACAATTAAGCACAGCACGTAAATTTAAAATGATTACTGGGAAAGACCTTTTCCAACAACAAAAGGCAATGGATACAGAGCTTAAAAAAGAAGACGGAGAAATTACTGATGTAATGGAATTCGTTCAATATGGTTTATACTTGGCTCTTTTTCAAGATAACATTGTGAAAGCAAAAAGCGACTTTTCAGACTTTCGTTCTAGCTTTGAGTTCGATACTGACGGTAAAGGACTTAAAGAACTTGTCGAATTATGGCAGAAAGAAATTTAATGAGCTGAAAGGACTGTAAATGATTTTAAAACATGCAATTAGATACTTAGAACTAACTGGTTCGGACTTTATTACAGATTTAAAAGACTTTGCAGACCTACAAAATTCTTTTGTCGCTGGATATATTCCTGATGACTTTACAGAGCAAATGGAGAGCTTTACAGACAAGTTGTTGATACTTTGGGTAGATTGTAACGGAGGGCTACAAAATGCCTTAGACGACAAAACAGAGCTTCCTACGCCTAACGAGTTAATCAATATCTTCTGTAAAACTGTTTTTATTAAAGAAAAAGAGGAAACGGAAGACGATATGGTCTTCTTTTCTTCTAGTTCATTGATTAAGAAAAAGAAAGACACTGTAAAGGAAAACAAAACTTTAGAACTTTTGACTGTTTTAGGCAATAACGAAATTGATATAACACAGTTCATGGAAATGGAATTAGAACTTGTTTATAAATTAATCGAACTTATTGCAGAGAAGAAGAAAGAGGAAAAAGAAAAAGAGAAAAGGCGTAAAAGAAAGGGTATGTAATGGCAAGTAATGCAACATTTGAGGTCGAGATATACGGTAATACAACGAAATTCGAGAACTCACTTAAAGGCGTTAATACCGCAATGTCAGGGCTTAGAGGAGAAGCTAAAAACTTACGTGAAGCTCTAAAACTTGACCCAACAAATACCGATAAAATGGCGCAATTGCAAAAGAACTTACAAACGCAGTTGGGCTTATCACGTGACAAAGCAACAAAACTAAAAGAAGAACTTTCTACGGTTGACAAAAGCTCACCAGCAGGTCAAAAGAAATGGCTACAACTTACTAGAGACCTAGGCACAGCAGAAACACAAGCTAACAGGCTAGAGGGTGAAATAAAGCAAGTCGAGGGAGCTATTAGTTCAGGCTCTTGGGACATTGACGCTAAAATGGACACTAAAGGCGTTAATAGCGGAATTGACGGAATGAAGTCACGCTTTAGCGGTCTTAGAGAAATTGCGGTTGGTGCATTCAGGCAAATTGGTGCAACTGCTGTTATTGCTGTCGGTAGTGGCTTAAGAGGTTGGGTATCTGACGCAATGGATACTCAAAAAGCCATGATTTCATTGCAAAATACAATGAAGTTCAAAGGCAATGGACAAGACTTTGACTATGTAAGCAAATCTATGCAGAAGCTCGCTAAAGATACAAATGCAAGTACCGAAGATACTTTAAAACTTTCAACAACGTTCATCGGTTTGGGCGATACTGCTAAAAAAGCGGTCGGTAAAACGGAAGCATTAGTAAAAGCTAACCAAGCATTTGGTGGTACTGGCGAACAATTAAAAGGTGTAGTTCAGGCTTACGGTCAGATGTCAGCAAGTGGTAAAGTCACAGCTGAAAACATCAATCAGCTAACAGATAATAACACAGCTCTTGGTTCAGCTCTTAAATCAACCGTTATGGAAATGAACCCAGCGTTAAAACAGTATGGTTCGTTTGCTGCCGCTAGTGAAAAGGGTGCTATATCGGTTGAAATGCTGGATAAGGCTATGCAGAAACTTGGTAAAGCAGGTGGTGGAGGAGTAACTACTATTGGTGACGCTTGGGATAGTTTCAATGAAACATTATCACTAGCATTACTTCCTACACTTGACGCTTTAACTCCTATTATTAGTGGTTTAATTGATAAAATGAGCGGTTGGGGCGAAAGTGCTGGTAAAACTATAACAAATGTTATTAAGTATTTCCAAGACTTGTTTCAAAAACTTCAAGAAAATGCAGCCACTTTAGCATTTTTAGAGGCTTGGGATAATATAAAAAGCGCATTTGGTTCCATAGTTTCTATTATAGGAAACGTCATAAATTCACTTCTTGGAATAAATACAGAAACAACAAAAAGTGCAACAAGTATAGATAACGTAGCAAAGAGCATAGCTGTATTCGCTGGTAAACTGTCAGAAGTTACGAAAAAAATAGCTGATTTTCTGAAAAAAATTAGTGAAAGTAAAAGTGCAACGGATACTTTAAAAGGAACTTTAGTGGTTCTTGCTAGTGCATTCGTAGCTTTAAAAGTCATTAATGGAATTGTTAAGGCGATTGAACTTTATAATAACATAGTTAAAATTGGAACAGCTATACAAGGCGCTTTCAATGCTGTAATGGCTATAAACCCATTCGTGGCTCTTGGTATAGCGATCGCAGCCGTTGTTGCCGGTTTAGTTTATTTCTTCACTCAAACCGAAACAGGTAAAAAGGCTTGGGCTAGTTTTGTAGACTTCTTAAAGAGTGCATGGGACGGTATAGTTTCATTCTTTAGCGGTATTGGTCAATGGTTTGCTGATATATGGAATGGAGCAGTTGACGGAGCTAAAGGCATTTGGCAAGGCTTAGTTGATTGGTTCAGCGGAATTGTACAAGGCATTCAAAACATTTGGAACGGAATAACAACATTCTTTACTACCTTATGGACGACTGTTGTTACTGGAATTCAAACAGCATGGGCAGGAGTTACAGGGTTCTTCACAGGGCTATGGGACGGAATAGTAAATATCATTACAACTGTGTTTACAACTATCAGTTCTTTAGTGACAGGTGCTTATAACTGGTTCGTTAAAACTTTTCAGCCTTTAATTAGTTTTTATAAATCTATATTTGGTTTAATTGGTTCGATAATCAACTTAGCTTTTCAACTTATCTTGGCTGTAATTCGTGGTGCTTATAAATTAGTTCTTAACGCATGGCAAGGTATATCAGGTTTCTTTGGTGGAATATTTAACGCTGTTAGTTCAGTAGTTTCAACGGTATTTAGTGCTATTGGTAGCTTTGCTGGTTCAGCTTGGAATGTACTGGTTGGTGTATGGAGTGCAGCAGCTGGCTTCTTTGGTGGAATATTTAACGCTGTAAAAGGAGTTGTATCTAGTGTATTTAGTGCCATCGGTAGCTTCGCTTCTAATGCTTGGGGAGTAGTTTCATCAATATGGAGTGTAGTTTCAGGCTTCTTTAGTGGCATATTTAACTCTGTTCGTAGCGTTATTAGTGGAGTATTTAGTGCTTTAGGCGGTTTTGCTAGTAACGCTTGGAACGCAATAAAAGACGTTTTTACTTCAGTTGGTTCATGGTTTGGTGGTGTATTCGATTCAGCTAAGAAAACAGTAAGTAATGCACTTGGAGCTTTAGGTGATATTGCTAAAGGAGCATGGGATTCAATTAAAAGTGTATTTGGAGGAGTTAAAGACTTCTTTGCTAAGGCATTTGGAGGAGTTAAAGATTTAGTTGATAATGTTCTAGGAGGTATTTCAGGAACTTTAGATAAAATCAGTGGCGTAATTAATGGAGTTTCTAAGACTGTCGGCAAACTGTTCAAAGGTTCAATGGTAGTAGGTTTAACAGATATCAACTTATCTTCTAGCGGTTACGGTTTAAGCACTAACAGCGTATCAAGCGACAACAGAACATATAACACGTTCAACGTACAAGGCGGTGCTGGTCAAGATGTTTCTAACTTAGCACGAGCAATCAGACGAGAATTTGACC